CATATCCAAGGCACTGTGACGGCAACGGGCGGCGGCGGGGATATGACGGTAGACAATACCTCGGTCGCGTCTGGCCAGAACGTCACCGTTTCATCGTTTACGATTTCTAGGGGCAATGCCTAGTGCCCGCGCCCGCCGATCTAGTTCATGAAAGTTCGACCACGACCGGAACCGGCAACTTCACGCTTGCGGAAATCAACGGCAAGCGCCGGTTTTCGTCGCCGTTCGGAACGGGCGGTTCGAACGTGTTCGATTATTTCATCAGCAACCGTTCCGCTGTAGAATGGGAGCGTGGCACCGGCTCAATGTCGGACGCGAATACTTTGGTTCGCGATACAGTCATTGCGTCTTCGAATGCGGACGCCGCAGTCAACTTTTCAGCGGGTCTCAAAGACGTAACCAACGACGTTCCGGCTGCAAAGCAAGTTACGACTGATACGACACAAACACTTACCAATAAAGCGCTAACCAGCCCGGTCTTAACAACGCCCGCGCTCGACACGCCATCGAGCGGCACGCTGACCAATTGCACTGGATTGCCAGTGTCCAGCGGCATATCCGGGCTAGGGACTGGCATCGCAACAATACTGGCGATTAATTATGGCATCCGTGAACAGCTTAACGCAGCCCGCAGCTATTATGTCAGAAGTGATGGCAGCGATTCAAACACCGGGCTTGTAAACAGCTCGGGCGGTGCCTTCTTGACGATCCAGAAGGCAGTGGACACGGTAGCAAGCCTCGACCTAGGCACCTATGACGCGACGATCTATGTCGGCACAGGCACTTGGACGGCCTCGACAGAATTCAAGTCGTTAGTTGGTGCAGGAAAATGTATCATCCGAGGCATAAACGCCAACACAACGGACACAATAGTGAGTACAACAAGCGCCGATTGTTTTTACTCATACAATGGCTATTCAGGGCGTTATAAAACCGAGTATTTGAAAACGCAGACCACGACATCTGGCGAACATTTTAACATCTATGGAGATGGCACATTATTGTTTGGTGAAATGAATTTTGGTGCATCGGGCGGGACACATGTTACTGTTGGTGTAAAAACGTTATGCCAATTTCTATCCAATATTACCATTTCGGGCAACGCTATTGCTCACGTCGCGGCATACGATTCCGGTCAAATTCGGCAGCAAAGCATTACGGTTACCTTGAGCGGAACACCTGCATTTTTATTTTGTTTTGCTTTAGCCGGGCGTTGCGGTTCTCTTGTCATGAACGGCAACACTTACAGCGGTTCAGCAACAGGGGTTCGATACGTCACACAGTATAACGCCGTGCTCTTAACGTTTGGTGGCACAACGTATCTGCCAGGTGACGTGGCAGGTCGTTGCGAAACTGGCGGGCAGTATTTTGCATAATAACAACTACATTTTGGAGCTTAAAAATGTCGTCGTTTAGTGACAATGCCTACGCCCGCTGGTGGCTCAAATCAGACAACGACACGACCGCAGTCGTATCGTTTAATGTAGCGAGCTTGACAGACCACAGCACTGGCGAATGGACGGTTAATATTGCTACGGACCACGCGACGGCAGATTACGCAGCCTTGGCCATGGCAGAGCTAACGAGCACAACTTATAGTGTTGCAAACATGCGCCAGATGTATGCCTATAGCGGCGGCATGGCTGCTGGTACATGCCGCTTAATCTGTCTTGACGACACGGCCACAACTCACGTGGTCAAAGACCCCACCTCTTGGATGGCGGTCGGATTTGGGAGTCAATAACATGGGACTGCGATGGGCCTATACCAGACCAGACGGCGGCATCGATATTGTGCAGGCGATGCGCAAGGAAGACCTGCTTCCCGTCATCGGTAAGCCAGACGAATTTGGCAGGAAATCGCTCTCTGATCAGGACTACAAAGCGTTCGTGCTCAGCCGCTCTATTCCGGCAGATGCGACGAATGTGGTTGAGCTTCCAGAAGATTGGGTAGAGCCGCCAAAGACCTACCGCAACGCATGGGTTATGGCTGACGGAAAGATCGCTGTTGATCCAGGCCGTAAGGCAAAACTTCTCATCCCTCGGATCAAGGAAGAGGCGCAGCGCCGGATTATCGCTCTGACGGGGCAGACTGATCTGATCAGTTCCATGGTCAAACAGTCGAACGCTAACATGCGCGCCACCGAATTGAACGATAAGCGGATCAGCGGCACACAGTTGACGGCTGATGAAGCAACCGAGGCGGTAGCTCTGCGGGGTCTTGCCGCTGCCATTAAAGCCATTCGGGCAAAGTCAAACGAACTAGAGAAAAACCCGCCAGACGACTTTGAAGACGATAAGTATTGGCAGGTTTAAGCCGCTGCGCACCGGCAGAAAGTGATTTTCGCGGCCCGCGTCATCAAAGACATGAGCCCAATACCGGCTGACTACGCCGCCAACGGATACTGGCCAGGAGCATAAAATATGGCATCGTCAGCAACAACAACGCTCCGCATGGAGTTGATGGCCACAGGTGAAAATGACACCACGTGGGGCACGAAGATCAATGCGAATTTCCAGATCATGGAATCCGCGATCTCGGGGACAACTGCCGTCTCAACAACGGGCGGCAACAGTTCAGAACTTGTTGCCTCATCGATTGCGCAGACTGGTTGGGTTCTGACCGTGGATAAGGACTACGGACGCTTGCAGGCGAAGCACTGGTATACGCCAGCGTCAATCGCAGCGGAGTAACGCCGCCAGGACCAAAACGGGGTAGCCTATGATTGGTGGATACATTGGCAGCCCTATTGGCGGCGTCATTAACGTCGATACCGACACGATCTCCGTCTTTGCGACGCTGGTTGAGGCCGATGACACCCTAAGCGCAACGGCCACCGTCCTGCTAACGGTCTCAGCCTCGCTGACTGAGGCGGACGATACATTGACGGCTGCGGCCACGGTCGCGCTTGTTGCCACAGCAAGTCTAACCGAAGCTGACGACACACTCACCAGCGCCGCACAAGTCAGGATCACGGCATCCGCCAGCCTGACAGAAGCGGATGATACGCTCACCGCCACCGCTCAGCGCATTGTCACGCTGACGGCCGCGCTCACCGAAGACGATGACACCCTGACGGCAACGGTTGCGGTGGCGATCGTTGCGGCCGCAAGCCTGACGGAAGTCAGCGACACCCTCACGGCCACGGCCGCCGTCCTGATCACGGCGTTGGCCTCGCTCACGGAAGACGACGACACCGCACTAAGCGCGGCGACGATCCCGGCAATCGCTCAACTGAGCGCCACAGACGACGACGACACGCTGACGGGAATACTGATCAGGGGCTACTTCCCCGTTCTCAACCCGACGCCCGTGACACAGGTCACAACCGCCAATACGACACCATCGAACGTCACATCAGCCTATACGCTGACCAGTCAAATCAGCAGATCGCAAAGCACACTACCTAGCCACGTTACTAGGCAACTATCACCTGCAACTCAGATCACAGCATAAGGAATATGGACAATGGCCAAAGAGGCCAAGGGTGTAAAGGCAACTCGGTCACATACAACTGATCCCAAACTGAAAGCGCCGCCGACTGCGTTTAAGCCGGGCGCTGAATGGAGGGGTAATGCGGCCGGGCGGCCAAAAGGCTCACGGCATAAGCTCGGCACGGCCTTCATTGATGACCTGTATGCTGCATGGCAAACGTCTGGCAAAGACGTGATCGCTCGCGTTATTGCTGAGCGCCCGCACGAGTTCATCAAGTCTGTGGCCAGCATCTTGCCAAAGGAAATCGAAGTCAAAACGACCACCGTTCAGGAGTTGAGCGACGATGATCTCGCAGCCGCTCTCATTGCCCTGCGATCCGCAACTGCTCTTGCGCACGCTGGAAGCGGAAGCGAAACGAAGGCGCGACACTAACCGGCTGAGGTTCTATCAGCCTTACGCCAAGCAGAAAGAGTTCCACGCGGCCGGCAGAATCCATCACGAACGCCTGTTTATGGCCGGAAATCAGCTCGGTAAGACATGGGCGGGCGGGTTTGAAACGGCGATGCATCTGACTGGGCGCTATCCTGATTGGTGGGAAGGCCAGACGTTCGATAAGCCACCGATTATTTGGGCGTCCGGCGTGACTGGCGAAAGCACGCGAGACAACCCGCAACGTGTTCTCGTCGGCAACCCGCCGAAACTTGAAGAATGGGGAACCGGCACAATCCCTAAGGATTGCCTCATTGACCACGATAGGGCGATGGGCGTTCCGAACCTACTCGATAACGTCGTTGTCAAATGGGGTGGCGGTGGTGACATCCAAGCGGGCGAGAGCCTTTGTTATTTCAAGGCTTACGAGAAGGGCCGCGAGAAATGGCAGGGCCCAACGATTGACGCGGTCTGGTTCGACGAAGAACCGCCGCTGGATATTTACACGGAAGGACTGACGCGCACGAACAGAGGTCAGCGCAGTCAGTTCATCTACATCACGTTCACACCATTGCTCGGGATGTCGGAAGTGGTTTCCATGTTCCTTATTCCTGAGAAACAGGATTCTACGAAATGACAAGTCGCCGTCGGCGCGGAGGAATCATTTTGCCATGAGCCGCCACGTCGTCTCAATGACTATCGATGATGTTGATCACTACACCCGCGAAGAAAAAGACCGGATCATCGCCAGCTATCCGCCGCACGAACGGGAAGCCCGCACCAAGGGCATCCCAACGATGGGTTCGGGCCGCGTGTTTCCAGTGTCGGAAGACAAAATCAAGGTTGACCCGTTTCCGATCCCGAAGCACTACGCTCAAATCAACGGCTGCGACTTTGGCTGGGATCATCCGTTCGGTGCTGTAAACCTCGCTTGGGACCGGGACGCCGACTGTCTCTATGTGACGAAGGGCTATCGAGAACGAGAAGCGACCCCGGTCATTCACGCCGCGTCGATCAAGCCTTGGGGCCATTGGATACCGTGCGCATGGCCGCATGACGGATACCAGCACGACAAGGGCTCAGGCGACCAGCTTGCCGAACAGTACCGCAAGCAGGGTCTGAATATGTTGAAGGACCACGCCACGCACGCAGAAGGCGGCTTCGGCACTGAGGCCGGCGTCATGGAAATGCTGTCCCGGATGCAGACCGGACGCCTGAAAGTGTTTTCGACCATGACGGAATGGTTCGAAGAATTCCGGCTTTACCATCGCAAGGACGGGAAAATTCAGAAGATTCGAGACGACTTGCTGAGCGCCACACGCATCGGCGTGATGATGTCACGACACGCCTGCACAGAGCCGATTGCTTGGGAAACACACACGCCGGTTGTTGGCGATTGGATGGGCGTATGAAGACCGTCACTGAATCCGCGCTTCAGCACATCTTAGCCGCGCATCCGAGCGCCGTCGTCAGCGTCAAGGACGGGGTGAAGACCGTCGCGATCCCGATGTACGACATCAACACGGACAAAGCCTGGATCGAATTGCGCGAAGTGGTTGCCGACCCGGATGTAACGCCGGTCGGCATTCTGCCGGTGTTCAATCTGCGCAAGGGCGCAAGGTTCAACCGAGGCGGCGAGGCAAGGAAATCGCCGCTTGGCCATTTGTACAAGATCATAGGCTACACGCCACCGCCAAAGGATGATGCCGACTGATGGATGACATCGTCAAAGAAGCCCGTGAGGCCATTGAGCTTTCACACGACTTCGACAAGGACAACCGCCGCGAAGCTATGGAAGACCTGCGCTTTACCGCGGGCTTTCATTGGTCGGACGCGGCGCGTGCGGAGCGCAAAAACCGCCCGATGATCACTATCAACCGCTCATCGCAGTTCGTGCGCCAAGCGGCTAACCCAATACGCCAGAATATGCCGACGCTCAAAGTCGAGCCGGACGGCAAGGACGATCTACAGGGTGCGGAAGTCGTCAACGGCCTGTTTCGGCGCATCCAATACAACTCATCGGCCTCGCATGTGTATGCCAATGCGGTGGAACACATGATCGCCTGCGGCATCGGCTGGTATCGGGTGACGACCGACTATCTGGATGATGAAAGCTTCGATCAGGAACTGCTTATCAAGCGCATCTTTAATCCGTTGAGCGTCTATGGCGACCCAAGCTCGCTTGAGCCGGACCGTTCGGACATGAACTGGGCGCTGGTTTCGGAACTGATGCCGAAGAAGGCCTTTGAGCTGAAATTCAAGGGAATGCGGGCCAACAGCGTCGAAACGATGCCGAACGGCGCCAATGGGAGTGTGAGTTGGGGATCGACGGACCACGTCCGCATTGCCGAATTCTGGCGGCGCAAGGAAGTGCCGAAGACCTTGGCTCGGCTTAAAACGGGTGAGACGGTCAATATCACCGACATGCCCAAGCGCCAGCGTGAGTGGCTGAAAGCCCAAGGCATGATCGAAGCAACTCGCGTGAGCAAGGGCTATGCGGTCGAAATGCACTTGGTATCCGGAACGGATGTTCTGGCAGAGCCGTATCAGTGCCCCTGCAAATGGATTCCGATTGTGCCGGTGATCGGCGTTGAAATCCCATTGGAGCAGGGTGTCTATCGCCATGGCCTCATTCGGTTCCAACGTGAACCGGCGCAACTATCGAACTACATGATGAGCGTTGCGGCAGAAACATTAGGCCAACAGCCGAAAGCGCCGTATCTGGCGACGCCTAAGCAGATCGGCCCATTCAAGTCGATGTGGGACAACGCCAACACAGCTTCGACGCCGTACCTGTTGCACGCAGATGGGACTGAACCACCACAGCGTATTCCACCGCCGCCGTTGCCGGCCGGCCTGATCCAAATGGCTCAGATGATGGAAGACGGCCAAAAGGCTGCTACCGGCATCTACGACGCGGCCTTGGGCGCACGGTCCAACGAAACATCTGGCGTAGCTATCCAGGGCCGTATCGAACAGGGCAACCAAGCGACGTCGCATTTTGTGGACAATCTTGAACACGCTCTCGAGCATACCGGCCGCATTTTGCTGGATATGATCCCGAAGATTTACGACACGCAGCGCACCTTGCGAATGAAGGCTGAAGATGGCACGGAAACCGAAGCCCACATCAACACGCCGGTCCCTGGCTATGCGACGGAAGACGGTCAGCCTGCGATGATCAACGATCTGACACAGATGAACTTCAAGTCTGTGCGGGTTATCATGGGGCCGTCTTATGCTTCGCGCCGCGCCGAAGCTGTGCAGATCCTCACGCGGTTGATCCAGGCTATGCCGCAGATT